TCCGCGCCTATTTCATGCGACGCGGTGCCTTCTCGGGCTTCGACGGATTCTTCGGTCTCCGGGTAAGTTTGGGCCATTAAGACCCAACCCGTACAGCCGTCCGGCTTACCCCAGATTCCCGCCGACGAAGGCGGTAAAATGGAATGGGACATTATTACACCCCCAGCGCTGCAGCTACCGCCGGTATAAGGTCCGGACGTGAGGCTAATAGTGGTATGTGTGTTAATCCCTGGGCGTTTACCGCAGCAGTTACGGCCGCCAGGTCGATACCGTTAGCCGTAATAGCGGACATTAGTGCAGGGAACGTCGTAACCGCTCCGGTAGCTGTAGGAGCGGGGGCCGGTGCTGGCGCTGGCTCGGTAGTTGTAACCACGGGATTAGCTGGTCCGGCGGACATAGCGGCCAGGAGTTCGGCTTCTACTTCCGTTACCAGGGCAGCGTCTACGCCTCGCTTCTTCTTCCATTGCTGGGTTTTCTTAAGTTTATTGTGGGTGCCACCAGCGCCTAGAGCGTGGATTCTATGGTCCCAGGGTAAACCGTCGTTATCAACTTCGACGCCAGCCGGTGCAGGCGTAGCCGTCTCCGTTTGGGCGGGGGTATTCTGGGTAGGGCCCCCAGCTTGAGGCGTAGCCGTCTCCGCCGCAGAGTTCGCAGGGGCCGGTGCTGGCGCTTGTTGCTTTGGGCCGCCGAATACTTCCGTAGCGGCTAGGTCGGTAGTTACTGCAGGAGCAGGAGCAGGGGCCGGTGCTGGCGCTTGTTGCTTTGGGCCGCCGAATACTTCCGTAGCGGCTAGGTCGGTAGTTACTGCAGGAGCAGGAGCAGGGGCCGGTGCTGGCGCCGCGATATGCTGGTCGTCGGCTGCAGTAGAAGAAGGGCCGGGGCCTGTAACTACTGGTTTTTTGCTTAAATCAATCGCTAGGCCGTGTAACATCTCGGAAGCGCGGGTTAAAGCGTTAAGCTCTAAGGGTATTGTTAAACTGATTGTTCCCATTGCGTCGTATTCCTATTTAGTTGTTGACAGGTACAGAGATTAGCGGTATATTTTTGACTTGTCAACACTATAATCGTATTTTTTACAGGCAGAATATATGGAAGACTGGACTAAGTTAAGCGTAATCGGACCTCCCGCGGAAATTAACCGAGAGGGCCAGGTTAGGCAGAAAGAAATAACGCTCGGAGGGCATGTATTTAACGATTTTATACGTAAGGCTTCCGTTAATAAGCAAGGCTACCTATACATGGCATTTAGGGCGGGAGGGTGCCAGAAAAACGCGTATATGCACCGCCTGGTAGCAGAAACCTTTATCCAGAACCCGGCTGGTAAACCTTTCGTTAACCATAAAGACGGTAATAAACAAAATAACAATGTTAGTAATTTAGAGTGGGTTACCGTTATAGAGAATAACCGACACGCCCGCGAAACGGGGCTAAACGTAGCGCCTACGGGGGAAGATAACAGGCTTTCTATACTAACTAATGACGACGTCCGCGATATTAAAAGGCAATTAGCAAAAGGGATTAAGCAGCGAGATATAGCAAGGGCTTTTAAGGTTCATTACTCTTTAATTTCTCATATCAAAGCGGGTCGTAAATGGGGCGACGTCGTATGACCCCAGTACAGACGCGAGTAGGTGACCGTTTAAGACCGTACCAGGCGAAGGCTAAACAGGATATATACGACGCCTGGGACCAGGGCTTCGTTAATGTGCTGGCCGTACTTCCGACCGGGTCCGGTAAAACGGTCCTATTCTCGGATATCATCCACGACCATAAGGGCGCCAGTTGTGCCATAGCCCACCGCCAGGAATTAGTAAGCCAGATATCGTTAGCCCTGGCCCGCGATAAAGTCCGCCACCGTATAATAGGCCCTAAGTCGGTCGTTAAATTGTGCGTTAATCTCCACATGCTAGAGCTAGGCGCGAGTTATTACGACCCGTCTGCTACTTGTGCCGTGGCCGGCGTCGATACCCTGGTTAGACGTGCCGACGAGTTAGGCGACTGGTTAAGTTCCGTTACGTTATGCGTACAGGACGAATGTTTCCCCGCCGGTACGCTGGTGGATGGAATTCCTATCGAACGGGTACAAGTCGGCGACTACGTCACAGCCTATAATGTGGGTTCGGGAGAGTTTGAACAGCGCAAAGTTGAACGGCTATTTAAGAATAAATCACCGGATAAATTAATAAAGGTTGTTACTCGGTCGCATCATGTATTAAACTGTACAGCAGGCCACCCATTTTTAACTAAACGTGGTTGGGTTGAAGCTATAGAACTTAAAAGTAACGACGAGGTACTAATACATGATATGCAATATTTGCCAGAAACCAGTAAACCGTCTACCGGCGACAATGAGTTATTATCGAAAAGTGGGTCGGGCTTACTGCAGCGTGGAATGTTCGGACGTCTACAAGGCGAGACGTTCCTCGGAGACAATGAGCAAAACAAACAGGAAGTACGCGTCGGAGCGAATGAAGACAAACAACCCTATGAACCGCGAAGCGTCCCGTTTGAAAATGAGCAAAACATTAAAAGCAATAGGACACGGACCAAAGGTTCGCGGGGGCAATGGGCGACCACCGACCGAAGCCGAGAAGAAGTTAATACAACTATTCGAAACAGAAGGTTTCAATCTACAAACGAAAGTGTTAACGGGGAAAATAGGCGCGTCGATGCGTTGCCCTCAACATTACAAAATAGATTGCGGGAATCCGTTACTAAAAATAGCGATAGAAGCAGACGGGCCGAGCCACGGGTCGCTGAAACGCAAGGAACAGGACGCGAGAAAGGACCATTTTCTTACTGGTGCGGGTTGGGCAGTGTTTCGGTTCTCGAATACGGAGATATTGAATACCCCGAGTCAAATTCGTTCGACGGTTATGTCTACAATATCGAAGTTGAAGGACTCCATAATTACATAGCGGGGGGCGTCGTTGTGCATAATTGCCACCACGTATTAGAGTCTAATAAATGGGGTACAGCGTTTAAAATGTTCCCGAACGCTAAGGGCCTGGGGGTTACCGCTACACCACTCCGCGCCGACGGTAAGGGCCTGGGGCGCTGGGTCGATGGGCGGTTCGATACCATGGTCGAAGGTCCAGGAATGCGCGACCTTATCTATATGAAGTTCCTTACAGAATACCGCGTCTTTGCTCCGCCTTCCGACTTCGTAAGACCCGGCGCGGACGCTATCGGCGCTACGGGTGACTTCGGACACGTTAAGCTAAAAGCGGCCGTTAAAAAGTCCCATATAGTCGGCGACGTCGTAACGCATTATTCGCGGATTGCCCCTGGTAAACTCGGGGTAACCTTTACCGATAGCGTAGAGACCGCTACGGAAATAGCGGCACAATTTAACGCCGCCGGGGTTCCTGCAGCCGTCGTTAGCGCCAAGACGCCAGACGCCGAACGGATAGCTGTATTACGTCGCTTTAAGAACCGCGAATTATTACAGCTTGTTAATGTGGATTTATTCGGGGAGGGATTCGACCTTCCAGCTATCGAAGTCGTTTCTATGGCAAGGGCTACCGAGTCCTACGCCTTGTACGTCCAGCAATTCGGCCGCGCGCTTCGCCTACTCGACGGTAAACTATTCGCTATTATAATCGACCACGTAGGTAACGTAGAGCGCCACGGATTACCAGACGCCCGCAGGGAATGGAGCCTCGAACGTAGAGAAAAGCGCGGTAAGTCTAAGGTCTCCGACGCTATACCGGTTCGCGCTTGCCCTAAGTGTACGGCGGTATATGAACGTATTTATAACGCTTGCCCGTTTTGCGGCCACATAATGACGCCAGCCGCCAGGAGTGGTCCGGAACAAGTAGACGGCGACCTTATCGAACTGGACCCGGCAGCCCTGGCGGCAATGCGCGGCGATATTGAAAAAGTCGATATGGACCAGGAAGCCTACCGCCTGGAACTTGTTAAGAAATACGTACCGCTGGTGGGCCAATTAGCCGGCGTTAAACGGCACGTAGCAACCCAGGAAGCCCAGGAAGCGTTAAGGGGTTCTATCGCCTGGTGGGCTGGGTATCAGCGCGCAGAGGGGCGTAGCGATAGCGAGAGCTACCGACGGTTTTACTTTAAATTCGGGACGGACGTATTAACCGCCCAGACGCTTAAGGCCGTCGACGCTATCGAATTAGCCGGCCGAGTTAATGAACATTTAGGAGGGTTAGCCAGTGCGTAGACATTGTATAAAAGAGGAATTCGAGGACTACGCGGCGCCTGGTAGCGTCTCTATATTCCGTATCAAAAAATGGACGTTCCACTATAGCGACGGGATGGTCGAAACTTTAACAATAAGGTATCGTAGAAAATGAATTTAACACAATGTGCGATTAAATGGGGTGTACCTATCGAAGCGGTAGAAGATTTACGCCGGGAATTTTAAGAATGCAAATATTAAGTTTATTTGATGGTATGAGTTGCGGCCAGATAGCGTTAAATCGTATCGGTATAACCCCTGCTAAGTATTACGCCGCCGAGATTGATAAACACGCTATCGAAGTTACTAAGGATAATTACCCTAATACGATTCATTTAGGGGACGTTACAAAATGGCCCTGGTGGCCCGTCGACTGGTATTCTATCGACTTGGTAATCGGCGGTTCGCCGTGTCAGGGTTTCAGTTTTGCGGGCAAGAAATTAGCGTTTGACGACCCCCGCAGTAAATTGTTCTTCGTTTACCTTGATATCCTTAGCTATATAAAAATGGTTAATCCTAAAGTTAAATTTATGCTCGAAAACGTAAAAATGGAGAAAGAACATTTAGACGTTATTACCGAGAAGTTAGGCGTAGAACCTGTTTTTATTAATTCGTCGTTAGTTAGCGCGCAAAGTAGACAGCGTTTCTATTGGTGTAATTGGGTGCTACCGCAGCCAGAAGATGAAGGAATTAAATTAGCGGATATCATAGACGACGGTTTCGTCGGGAAGGATAAAAGCTGGTGCGTATTGGAATCTTGGAACCGTTTTCCAAAGAATACGGAATCGGCAATCGGTCGGTACAAGCGCTATATGATGCCTATAGTTTTTACTAATCCGTCCCTAGATTTTTACGAAGGGTGGCGGGAACTTAATATCGCGGAGGTCGAACGCTTACAAACAGTACCTAATGGATACTGCAAAGCATTAAACGGTACCAAAGCTAAAGGGCTATTAGGTAACGGCTGGACGGTTGACGTAATAGCACATATTTTCCGAGCGGGGCTTCTATGACACATTGGAATATTACGTTAGAGCAAAATTTGTTAATGGGAGTATTTTACACCGTGGTTTCGTTCGTTCGAAGCTATGGTCTTCGTCGTTTTTATAACTGGGGCCACAAATGAACTTAACACAATGGGCGATTAAATGGGGGGTACCTATCGAAGCGGTAGAAGATTTACGCCGGGAATTCGGGCTCGTTAATACCGACCCGCAGTACCAGGAAGGGGAAAGCGAAGGCGCAGTCCAGGCACGTATACGCCTGGAAGCTACACAAAAGGGCTGTAGAGTATGGCGAAATAACGTAGGCGGCACGTATACCGAGGACGGTAGCTTCCTCCGCTATGGGCTCGCTAATGACTCTAAGCAAATGAACGACCTTATAAAGTCTAGCGATTTAATAGGGATACGGCCGCTACTAATCACACAAAACCACGTAGGCCAGATAGTCGGGCAGTTTATCGCCAGGGAAGTTAAGGCCGCTAACTGGGGGTACTCCGGCAATAAACGCGAAGAAGCCCAGCTTAATTTTTTAAACCTGGTAGCGAGCATGGGCGGCGACGCTGCCTTCGCTAATTCGGTAGGGACCCTCTAACATGACTATTTACGCTACACCTTTTAAAAATTCTACGAAACAATGCTCCGGACCGTCTACGGACTCCGGGTTCGATAGCCTGGACGATGTGGCCGCAGCCATGGGGGCGCCAGACGTACCAGCTTCTAAACGAATGCTAATTTACGGACCAGGGGAAGACCGGGTCGTCTTTAGCGATTTTATATTCTGTATTGACGATAGCGGCATTACGGGTTAGTATCTCTTTCACTTTACATCCGGAATAAAAAATTATGAAACGTGAACAAGTAAAAGACGTAGCGGTCTGCATGGTTAAAGGCGAAGGCCTAATTAACCTATCGCGCCGCGAGCTATGCGAAAGAGCTGGCATTCCGGACGGTTCGTTCCCGCATGTTATGGGCTGTAACTTCTCGGACTTTGTCGAAGAATTGAAACTCGAAAATATCCAGGAGCTATCCCACTCGGTAAGTAAAACCCGCGCAAACCCAGAATTACGTAAGGCCCATATCCTTAACGTAGCGGTTAGTATGGCTATGGTAGCCGGATATAACAAAATTACCCGCGATAAAATAGCCGAAGGCGCCGGCGTATCTATGGGTTTAGTTACTCGTTACTTTGGTACCATGGGCCAATTAAAAACCGCGATAATGAGGCGCGCAGTTAAACAGGGTATAGCGGAGATTATCGCCCAGGGTTTAGCAAATGGAGACGACCACGCTAAAAGAGCGCCGGCCGAGTTGAAAGCGGAAGCCGCTACACTATTAGCTAATTTTTAGGGGCGTTCTATGCAAAACCTACCGGAAGCGCTGCAGCCGCTAGCAGCGTATAATCAATTTATTTTATGGACGACAGCGGGCCGAGGGGGGGCGCTTGTTAAATTACCCGTCGATTACCGCACCGCTAAAGTAGCGGACGCACACGACTCGGGCGCCTGGATGGATGCACCGACCGCACTATCTACCGCCCAGGCTTACGGCGAGAATTACGGCGTAGGCTTCGTATTTACGGCCTGCGACCCGTTCTTCTTTGTGGATTTAGATAAATGTCTTAACGCGGATAATACGACCTGGTCGCCCGTTGCTATGGATATCCTGGCGCGCCTACCTGGCGCCGCCGTGGAAGTATCGCAGTCTGGCCGAGGACTCCACATATTCGGGCAGGGTATCGCCCCGGACCATTCCTGTAAGAACATAGCGTTAGGCCTGGAACTTTATACCGAGGGGCGCTTCGTTGCGCTTACCGGTACTAATGCTATGGGCTCCGCGGGGTTAGATTACTCGCAACACTTGCCGGGGCTAATTACTAGCTATTTCCCGCCAAAGTCGGCCACTAAGGACCAGGACTGGACTAACGAACCTATCTCAGAGTGGACCGGTACCGAGGACGACGACGAACTTATCGAACGCGCCCTTAAGACTGGCGGCGGGGGTGCTGTTTTTGGTGACCGGGCGACTTTCCGCCACCTATGGGAATGCGACGAAGACGCACTCGCTAAAGCCTACCCAGACCCCGAAGGTAACCGTACGTACGATGGTAGTAGCGCCGACGCGGCACTCGCCCAGCATTTAGCATTTTGGACCGGTAACAACTGCGAACGGATACTTAACCTAATGAAGCGTTCCGGCCTGGTCCGCGATAAGTGGGAGCGCGAAGACTACCTTATCCGTACGATTACCCGCGCCGTGTCGCTGCAGGAGGTCGTATATTCAGTTAAAGAAGCGGACGACACTATCGCGCAAGAATTCGGCGGCGTTAAACTACGGGCCACCAGCGACCCCCAGCGAGACTACGCGACTAACGTACGGGCGTTAAAATTAGCCGAATGTATGGGCGACGTCGAACTTATCGAAATGTTCTGTAAGGTTCCTACCGCTAAATTTTGGTTAGATAATAAAGACCGCGCCGTCGAAGAACTACGCCAGGTACTTACACCAATCGAAGCAGCAGCCGCGCCCCTGGGTAACACGGTAGAAGGCCCTGAGATTTTAACCGGTTACCAATACTTAGGCGCCAGCCAACAAATAGAATATTTTAGGGGGTGTGTATATATCCAGGAGTTACACCGCGTTTTTACGCCTAACGGTTCGCTACTTAAGCCGGAACAATTTAACGCCACGTACGGCGGTTATAGCTTCCAGTTAGACGACGGCGGCGATAAGGTTACCCGTAAGGCCTGGGAGGCTTTCACGGAGTCGCAAATCGTAAGATATCCGAAAGCCGAGGCTATGGCATTCCGCCCACTGGACGCGCCCGGTTCGCTCATTAAGGAAGACGGACGGGTCCTGGTTAACGCTTACCTGCCGGTAGAAACCCCGCGTATAGCTGGCGACGCCGAACCGTTCCTTATTCACCTGGCGAAAGTCCTACCGAATGAGCGCGACCGCTCGATATTAGTCGCTTATATGGCGGCCTGTATCCAGCATAAAGGCGTTAAATTCCAATGGGCGCCACTCATCCAGGGCGTAGAAGGTAACGGAAAAACGCTGTTTACTCGTTGTGTGGCTTTCGCTATCGGGGACCGCTATACGCATTTACCGCCGTCGACCGAGTTAGCAGAAAAATTTAACGAATGGTTATTTAATAAATTATTTATCGGCGTCGAAGACGTTTACGTCCCGGACCATAAAAAAGAAATTATCGAAGTATTAAAGCCGATGATTACTAATAACCGCCTGGCTAAACGTGCAATGCAGCAGGCGCAAGTAATGGGTGATAACTACGCTAATTTTATCCTAAATAGTAACCATAAAGACGCCTGGCGTAAGACCCGTAACGACCGTCGTATCTCTATGTTCTATTGCGCCCAGCAATTAGATACCGACCTGGCCCGCGACGGTATGGACGGTAACTACTTCCCGGCGCTATATGACTGGCTTAAGGGCGACGGCTACGCCATTGTGGCCGACTACCTGGCGACGTATGCCATACCTGTAGAACTAAACCCGGCTGGCGCTTGCCATAGACCCCCAGAAACCAGCAGTACCGCCGAAGCGTTAACCGCGTCTATGGGTGGCATCGAACAGGAAATCGTAGAAGCAGTAGAAGAAGGGCGCCCAGGTTTTGCCGGCGGTTGGATATCTTCGGTAGCGGTCGAAAGACTACTCCAAACGAGACACGCGACCCGGTCAATTCCACATAACAAACGACGCGAACTACTGCAGTCTATCGGCTACGACTGGCACCCAGCATTACCTGGCGGACGTGCTAATAATCCTATCCCTATGGACGATGGTAAGAAGCCGCGCCTATTTATCCGTAACGGGCATATTAGCGCAAATATTCGAGGGGCCGGCGAAGTGGCCCGTATTTACCAGGAGGCACAAGGCGCGCAAACGATACCGGTAGGTAATGCGGCCGAAGTGTTTAAGGTGACGTGATATGTGTCAAAAGATACCGTACGCGAGTAAAGCCGGCGCGGTAGACCATGCTAACTATATATCGGCCTCGAAGCGGCCGGGGCGAAAGCTTCGACCGTATGCTTGCCGGTTTTGTGGCACCTGGCATTTAACGACGCTTAAAAATTAATTACTATTCTATGTTGACGGCTTCGTCAATAGGTCATATAGTTAACTTATTGAAACAACTTAAGCGGACTTAGCAAAATGCAAAATTACATAGAGGAGCTAAACGACGGGCAATTCGGGTTACTTCGGGACGGTCGTATTATTGCTGTTTTCGATTCATTCAAAGACGCCAAGCTTATACAGCTTATGGCGGCGGCTAAGGAATTAACCCGGTGGGTAAAAACAAATACCAGCGTTTAATTAAAGTAATTAAGCAGGACGACGGCCCCGATATCGAAGTCTGGGTCGACGTGTACGACGTCCTTAAGGCGTTTAACGTAATTTGCCCTGCAATGGCCCACGGCGTTAAGAAGTGTCTAGCACCAGGCCAGCGGGGCGTTAAGGGTAGTGTCCAGGATAAGAACGAAGCGATAGCGTCGATTAAGCGCTCTATCGAAATGGAGGCCGCGCCATGTGGTTAAAATCTACTAGCCTGGGCGAAGTATTGCGCCGGGCATTCGAGGAACATAACGCGCCGTTCGTTAAGCGCTGTATCGGTTATCGAGGGTTTTGGTATGTCTACTTGTAGAAAATGGCAGGAGGGCGACGAAATGGCCTGTATGTGTGGCCTACGCTGGGATACTAAGGAAGAAGACCCACATACGTACGCCAACGGGTCGAAAGCCCAGGACCGAGACGTCGCCAGTCAAGGGCCAATTGATAGTATAAGCGTTAAGAGCAAAGGCGTCACAACCACGCCAACTAATCCGGGCCTGCAGTGCGGCAAGTCACACAGACATAACAATAGCTATTGCTGCGATGCGTATAGATTGGAGAATCTGGGCGGATACATTGAGACAAAAATCCCAATGATGAAGGGCTTGAAGTTTAGCGAGATTCAATGCGCCGCTAGTCACACTGGCACGCTATGGGGAGGCGATGCAGAGTGAGCGACAAAAAGCCAAGAACGAATTTGCTATAAAACATATAGGCCCGCAGTTTCTGTTGGCTACCAAAGTTAATAACACGAAGCCCCGCCCTAAAAAGCGGGGTTTTTGCGTTTCTGGGCAATGATTAACGTTACATCCGCTGAAATATTTCTTAACAAGTGCCACAACAGAATGTAAGCTATTTCCTATACTAGAAGAGTTACGTACTAAGTAACTGAAAGCCCTAAAACCCGCCAAGCGCGGGTTTTTTATTGCCCGGCCGCTTCGAGGCCGCTTCGAGGCCGCTACGGTCCGCTTCGAGGCCGCTACGGAACCCCCAGGCCGCTACGAAGCGGGAAATAACCGGTACGGGGCAAAATACCCCGGGAATACCTCTATTTTACCCCCCATTCGGGGTATGGCCACAGGCCAAGCAGGACGGGGGCTGTAGAGAATTTACCCAAATACCCCTGACGGTTCTACCTTGAGTCTCCCTCGTGTGTGTACGTGTCACGCTTCCGTGTCCGCCCCGTAGCGGCTACGTACGTGTACCTGTAGGGTATACTACTATATATTATTATCTTACTAAGTTATAAAAAGATATTGGTATAAAGGGTAAGAGTAGTATAATTCGTTATAAACCAAGGGCTTAGTAGACACCGTACGTAAGGGCATTTACGGGGTTACGTAGGCGTAGTATGCTTACCTAGTAATTACATCAATTAGAAGGAGCGTAGAAGGTGGGTTTAATAAGAGATTCGATTAAGTACGATGTGTTAAAAGGTGTGTTGGTCTGGTCCGTAACCCGTGGATTTATACGGGCAGGGAAGACAGCGGGGGGAATGGTTAACGGCGCTATGTACGTTACTGTAGACGGAGACAGGCTTCTAGCTAAAGATATCGTGTGGTATTTAGTTCGCGGTCAATGGCCTAAGTCCCGCTTATTCCATAAGAACGGGGATAAGTCGGATATAAGTATCGGTAACCTGTCCTACAAACAGGGGGTTACGAAGGCGCCTTCCGACGAAGTGGACTTCGGTATCCGGGTAACAGAATTCGGTTATACTGTAGTTAAACTATCCGGCGAGACCGTCAAAGTCCTAGGCACCGAGCGGGCGCTCGACAAGGCGCTCGCTCTACTGCAGGGGTCGATACTATGTTCTCCATAAATAACAATGATATTAAGAAACTCGAAGCAGACCTTAAGACTTTCGCCAGGAAGTCGATACCGTTTGCAACCCGTAAGACCTTGAACGACTCAGCGTTCGCCGCCAGGGCAATAGCCCAGGCAGACGTACGCGGGTCCATGGTCAACCGTAACCGCTTTACCGCCCAAAGTATCCAGGTAGACCAGGCTAAGACGCTACAGATATCGAGACAGGAGGCCATTGTGGGCTCTATCGCTGGTTATATGGAAGACCAGGAGTTCGGGACTATCAAGTCTAAGAAGGGTAAGGAGGGCGTACAGATAGCGACGTCTTACTCAGCAGGCCAAGGGCAGAACGGCCAGCCACGGACCAGGCTACCGCGTAAGGCTAATACTATGGCCCAGATACAGCTATCTAAGACCCGTAGGAAGACGCACAGCCGTAAGCAACGTAACTTAGTAGCTATCAAGCAGGCGGCGGCTGGTGGCCGTAAATTCGTCTTCCTGGACCTAGGAAAGAGTAAGGGTATATTCCGGGTAATCGGGGGGAAGAACAGGCCTAAAATTAAGATGGTCCACGATATGAGCCGCGAGTCGGTAGTCATACCTAAGAACCCCTGGTTAGCTCCCGCCTTCAATGAAGCGCTTAGAATGCAGCCCGCTTTCTATGCTGATGCGCTACGATTCCAAGCGCGAAAGCATAATCTATTTACGTAACGGCCTGACACTGTAGAGCGACACGTTATACGATACTGTAAAACACCATGACGAGGCGCTACTATGTTCGGCCGACAGTTCACTACTAAGCATTGCGGGGACGTAATAGTCTGCGAGTACAAGAATACCAAGGACGTAACGGTCGTATTCATCGATACGGGTACAATCCTAAAGACCTCTAAGAAAGTCCTATCTAATAGCGCCCGCCCAAGGTTGCGCGACCCGTTGGCTAGAACCGTGTTCGGCGTCGGCTGCATAGGGGTAGGGAGACACAAGGCCCACGACGGCCCCGCGGATACGAAAGCGTTTAGTATCTGGCGGGCAATGCTAAGGCGGTGCTACTACGAACCCGAGCGTACAGCCTGGCGAGAGGGCGACACGGTAGCCGACGAGTGGCACGACTTCCAGGTGTTCGCGGAATGGCTAGAGTACAGCTACCCGGAGGACGGAGGCAAGTACCAGCTAGATAAAGACCTGGTTATCGAGGGTAACAAACGCTACAGCCCGGAGGCTTGCCGCTTCGTAACACAGAAAGAAAACCTAGCGGGTCGCCGCTTCGCCCGTGACCGCCTCGAAGAAGAAAAAACCCTTTGAAATCAATTAGGTACTGTAGACCCCCACCCCCCTACCGGGCGTTTTGATTCCGCCG